TGATTCTTTGTTACATGAGAAAAGTATGACGCCATGTCTTTACTAGAGCTTGCTGCAGTTCGCATCGAAGCTGCTGGGGTTAGCGGAGTATTAGCTGCGGCCACTGAAAAATTGTTTGCTAGAAAAGTATTCATAGCTGTAACCTGTGTAACTAAACTGGCTACTGAGGTTTGAATTTGTCTATGTACGTCTGTTTGTTCTCTTATAGCAGCTGCTATAGCAAGTGCTGCATTATCACTAACGGCAATGGTCATCAATATCTCCTAGTATTACTATTTGATATTTATGCTAGTTTTATTCCAGTTGTTGATTCAATAAACTGATCAGCAAATTGCTTGTCTGTTGCTTCGGCTACAGTAACGGTATTTTTAAGCAATTTTACTTCTTTGTCGGGACTAACTGTAAACAAGTACGGCATTAATCCTGGACCTTTAGCTCCCATACCTATCACCATAGGTCTGCTTAGTTTGTAGTAATTTGAAGTTTCTTCGACTAATTTAGCAACAATTTCTTCGCCGCTAGTTAGTTTAAGTGTAATAACTTCTCCCTGTGAAACGCCTTTATCAATTAACATGTTTATCCTTTTAAGTGTTCTCTGAGTTCTGTGAACCCGCCTATTAATTTATCGTCTAAAAAGATTTGCGGTACAGTCCTGGCCGTAGGTACAGCTTCTAGCAACTGTTCCTTAGTCCAATCTTTACTTACGTTTCTTTCCTCAAACTCAATTCCTTTATGTTTGAGCAATGCCTTTGCTTGATCGCAATAGGGGCATTGATTTTTACTCCATACAATAGCTTTCATTTTAAATTTGCCTCCGACATTTTTTGTATGTATAACGGATCTGATAATATTTCTTTTTCTTCTGGAGTAGTATCTCGACAATATACAGGTTGTCCGTCAGGTGGTAGATGAAGTAAAAAATATTGTGCCTCTTCTTCTGGCACTCCTATAATTAAATCGAAGCTAGCCTGCTTTTCTAGCATGTCTGGCCAAATAATTCCAATCATATCTGTTTCCTTTAAATATTTGGTAGTGCATCATAATCGATTGCATCGGACATCACACCAATAACATAGTTAGTTGACTCGCTTTCTTGCAGAGCTGTTTGTTTTTTACTAGTGTCGCTATGCTTGTTGAACCAAGGAATAGGAGTAGTTTTTGGTGCTGGATTCCAATATTTAATGCCAATATCTTTTAATGCTCCAACAGCGGTATAGTCAACAAAATCTTTTAAAATATTTGCGTTGAGTCCAATTACAGGACCTTTCTTAAACAAATAATCTGCCCAGGCTTTTTCTTCTGCAATAACGTCTCGATAAATTTGTATGACTTCTTCTTGACACTCTTGTGCTGCTTGAGAAAAACGAGAGTCTTCTTTAACTACTTGATTAATTAGCCAAGCTGTCCAACCTTTATGTAATAATTCATCTTGTAGAATCAGGCTAATAATATTACCATTGCCAATAAAAATTTTATTCTCTACCATTGCAAGACTTGTAGCAAATGAAACCATAAAGCGGAATGCTTCTAGTGCATAACTAGCATGTAAGGCTAGGTATATAGATTTAATATGTTCTTTTTCTGGAAACTTTTCTAACAATTCTTTTCGGCAATTAATCATATGTAGTTTATCGTAATACAACCCAACGCTTGAAGCCATATTTACAATTTCAGCTGTGTCATGAATTGTGTTGAATACATCTTTGGGTACGTTGTAGATATTGCGAATAATATGACTATAACTACGACTATGAATGTTTGTTTCAAAGAATGTCCAGTTGTAGACCAGTGCTTCTAGTTCTGGTAGGCTTACGACCGGAGTAAAGATTTGGCTTGGGCCGCGGCCTTGCAGACTGTCAAGAGCAGTTTGCCTAAGCAGGTTGCTAGTGAAGATATGTTTAACTGCATCTGATGCATCCTTAAAGTCTTGTGAATCTTTAGTTAGACTAATCTCTTCAGGAACCCAAAAGAATCCCCTAGCAGTCTTTTCAAAATCTACAATTTTGTTATATTTTACTTCTTCAAATCGTTGAATGGTAACTGGACCTGCAGGGTCTAGAAACATCTTGCGATTTAAATAATCTGTCTTTATGTTTAAATTATATTGTGCTTGACTCATTTTTTATACTCTAAAACTTTCGCCACACCCGCAGCGATCTCTCTCATTTGGATTTGTAAATTCAAATCCTTCGTTTAATCCTTTTCTTTGCCAATCCATAACTAACCCATTTAAGTAAGGTGCATCTTTAGCACTTACTAATACTACAAAATCAGGGTGAGCGTAATTTGTTACACCAACTTCTGCTACATACTCATCTACATATTCTAACACATAAGCTAGCCCAGAGCAACCGGTAGTTTTTACACCAATCCGGATGCCTACGCCTTTGCCGCGTCGTTCTAAATTCTGTCTAATCTTTTTACTTGCTGTTTCGGTTACGGTAATCATCTACAGCTGCCTTGATAGCATCTTCTGCTAGTATTGAACAATGTATCTTAACTGGTGGTAGGGCTAGTTCTTCGGCGATTTCGGAGTTTTTAATTGATCCGGCTTCGTCGAGGGTTTTACCTTTGAGCCATTCTGTAACGAGGCTCGAGCTTGCGATAGCCGATCCGCAGCCATACGTTTTAAATTTTGCATCTGTAATAATACCTGTATCATCATCTACCTTTATTTGTAATTTCATCACATCGCCGCAAGCAGGTGCGCCAACCATGCCTGTACCAATACCTGCTTCGTCTTTGGCAAATGATCCTACATTGCGAGGATTTTCATAATGATCAATTACTTTATCAGAGTAAGCCATTTACATGCTCCCAATTAATAATTTTCCATTGATTATTTAAATATGCTTTTTTGTCGGCTTTGTAGTCAAGTGCCCATGCATGTTCCCACCAATCAATTAGTAAAACTATATCTTGTTTAATTTGATGGTTAGTTATTGTTTTTATTTCGCCCGACTTACTCAAATATACCCAGCCGCTTCCTTGAATTGACATTGCGATTTTTGCAAATTCTTCTTTAAATTTTTCAAAAGATTTAAAATGGCTTTCAATAAATTCTTTAATTTTCCCTGTAGGTTGATTAGATCCTGTTGGAGGATGCAACTGTGTAAAATAGATATTATGTAAAAATGCACCTGCTTCGTTAAAATTAGCATCACCTTCGCCAGCATTAAATCGATCAACATAGGCCTTGTACAAAGAACTATAATGATAGTCGAGGGAAGATTTACTTAGGCTTTTACCTAAACCGTCTTTTGGATAAGGTAATTTAGCCTGTTCAAGAGTCTTTGGTATCTTACCTTCTACAATTGTCTTAATAAAGTTAAACATAGTTAAATATATAGCTAGGTGGTCAACTGGGCATCCAAGGATCCTGCGTCTAGAACTTTCCCAGTTTTTGCTAGACACAGCCAATGTGGCGAAAGGGTAAATTGGCACTTAGCACTTTTCATTTTGTTTTCAACACAATTCTGTTATCTTCAATTTTAATATCAACTATTTTTCGGCCATCATCTAGATAAACAGGTGTCTCATTATAAATCTTTTTTATCAATCCTGCATCTGGCTTGTGGGCTAACATTTGCCATGCTTTGAATAGTTCTTGATGTAAATCGTATGCATCCATTATAATTTACAAGCCTCGCAGTCATCTTCAATAACTTCTACATTTACGTGGTAACCGTTAACACCTTCTACCTGGTAACCATTAGTTTCCTGATGTGGGTCATTAGATGCTCTTGCACCTTGTTTATTAATTAAACTATAGTAGAATGTTTTAATCCCCCAATAGTGTGCCTGCATCAAGTTTTTAGCAATTAGTGTAGTTGGCACTTTACGTTCAACGAAGTGAGCAGGGTTATAAAATGTGTTTGTACTAATACTTTGATCAACATAAGCAGCAAGTACTGCAGCAGTTTTTAAGTAACCATCGCAATCTTTTTGTTCCCACATTAGTTGATACTTGTTCTTAAGTTTATGGTACTCAGGTACAACTTGTGTAAATGATCCTGCTTTACTTTCTTTAGTAGAGATAAGACTCATTGGCATTTCTATTCCATTTGTGCTATTAATAACAACACTACTAGACTCCACTGGAGCAATAGCCATAAGAGTAGCATTTCGTACGCCATGTTGCTTCATCTCCTTACGTAAAGACTCCCAGTCTAACTCGGGGGTAAAGTCTGCTAAATCATTAACACCATTAGCACGTAGTTCCCAGGGGAATACACCCTGACCGTAACGTGTTTTGTCACTGTGTTGACACCTGCCACGTTCTTGTGCTAGTTCTACTGTGGCTTCTGTTAAGTAATATGCTTGATGTTCCATCCAGCTTTTAACATCTGCGAGGGCATCCTTCTCGCCATACTTGTGTCCACGTTTGGCATGCCAATAGGCTAGATTAGTTACACCAATGCCTAATGGCTGTATCTCATCGTTACTGAGTTTGCTCTGTATTGACAAGAAGTCTTGGTAGTCAAGGATGTTACACAGGCTACGCTGTAGAATTCGGCAGGCTCTACGCATATCCTCTGGATTGCGGAATGCTCCCCAGTTAATAGATCCCAGTGTACATAACGCTATGCGCCCTTCTTCGTCATCAAGTCTCTTGAATGACTTAGTTGGTAATAGAATCTCACAACATAAATTACTTTGGTAAATTGTATGATACTCAGGGTCAAATGGGCCTTGATTCATAACGTTGTCAACAAACACTAGATAAATGCGTCCAGTATCTGTACGCTCTTTTAGAATACCGCTTTTGAATACTTCTTCAGCACTCATAGTCTTCTTGCGAAGACCCTTTTGTTTTTCATATTTGACGTACAGTTCCTCAAACTTTTGTGTGTTTGAATAAAATGCTTCGTATAGATCTGGTACTTCGTTAGGATCAAAGAATGTTATGTTTTCTTTGTTTTTAAATCTTCTCCAGAAGAAAGCACTAAGCACAACCCCATAATCCATATGACGGACTCGGGTTTCTTCGGTTCCTTGATTGTTTTTAAGTACAATAAGATCATCAAACTGATGATGCCAAATGGG